AGGAGAGAAAAGAGGTAAGTATCCTAAGTGTGTGCCTTCTGCTAAAGCAAGAAGTATGTCTGCTGGTAAGAAACGTGCAGCAGTTAAACGTAAACAATCTAAAGATAATTCATCTAAGGGTAAACCTGGGTACGCAAGAACATAATGGCATCAATTAAAGTAACAAATTTTTTAGGTGAGTCTCCAAAATTTTCTTCGGAGTTGTTACCTACTACTGCAGCACAACTAGCTTATAATGTGAAGCTGTATTCTGGAGACCTTATACCATATAGGATACCTAAAATTATAGATAGCACTGAAAGGTTAGGTACAGTAGAAACTATATATGCTCTAAAGGATCCAAGTACTAATGCATTAGTATGGCTTAGTTGGCCTATTGACGTTGATGTGTTACAAGCTTCGGACTCGTCAGATAACGAGCAAAGATTTTATTTTACAGGTGATGGAGTACCTAAAGTTAGTAATTATGATTTAGCTACAACAGGTTCAGAACCATATCCTGTATCAAGCGGTTATTATGATTTAGGTTTAGATGTACCAGCAACTACAGTAACAGGCACAGCAACATCTTTTTCTGTAGTAAGTGCTACGCATTACGAAAGAGATTCTGGTAACACAGCTACTTTTTATGGGTCTGGCAACCATAATTTAAGATCAGGAAATGTAGTAACTATAAGAGATTTCGGTACTTCAGACGAAGCAAAGTCTTTTAATGGTACAAATGTTGAAGTAACAGTTGTTAATACTACAGATTTTCAATACTTTAGCCCAGGAGATACAGTATCAAAAACAGCTAACACTACTGGTAGAGCTGATATGGCTGGCAATACACAGATAAGAACTTACATATACACACACATTACACCTTGGGGTGAGGAATCTATACCGTCTTCTGTATCTAATGAATTGTTTATAAAAGAAGGTCAAACAGTGACTGTATCTAACATACCACAAACTAAACCGAGTGGTGCTAATTTTGTAAGGGGTATAAATTTATATCGCAGTGTTACATCTGCTGCTGCATCAGATTTTTTTCTACTTGATACTTTATGGTTTCCAACAGCGACAGCTACGTTGTCACGTGTCGGGTCTACTAATATAGCTACAGTTAAATTAGCTTTTCCTCATAATATGATAGCTGGTGACAGATTTAAATTATCAGGAACTACAACTGATAGCGGAAATTTTAATGTAACTGGTGGGATAGTACTTAGTGTTGTTGATAGATTAACATTTACTTATAGTAATACAGGTGGAGATATATCATCTACAGCAGATGCTAATGGAACTTTGTTTCACGATGTTGCAGAGTTGTTATCTCTTACAGCTAGGTACTGGGGTGACGGGTCTTATAATTTTACAGACGATTTTTTAGTATCAGGATTATCCACAATAATAGAGTCCGAAGATTATGATAAACCAAAATCTACTATGAAAGGTTTAACAAATGTAAACAACAATATGTTGGCAGGTTTCTTTGATAATCAACTATGCTTCTCATTCCCTGATAAACCACATGCTTGGCCTATAAAATTTAGGCTAACATTTGATGAAAACATTGTTGCTGTAGCGTCTACAGATTCTTACATATTAGTTCTAACAGAAAAATATCCATATATAGTTACAGGTAGTACTCCAGAAGTTATGACTTCACAAAGGATTGATACTGAATATCCGTGTATTAACAAAAAATCTGTAGTCAATATGGGTTATGGTGTTGTCTGGGCTACACATGGTGGTTTAGCAGCATATAAACCAGGAGCTGGTATAGCTTTATTAACAGGAAGTGTTCATGATTGGGATACATGGTCAGAAAATTTAGACCCTACAACAATAGTAGGTCACTACTATAATGGAAAATATTTTGGGTCACACTCTACAGGATCATTTATATTTGAACGAGGAGATAAAGTACCTTACTTAACTACTTCTCAATATACGTTTACATCTGCGTTTACAGACAGCATAGCAGGTACTATGTATTTTACAGATAATACGTCTAGTGATATTTTAACTAGTATAAAAGAATGGGACAATGAAGGGGAAATTTTTTCTCCTCTAGAGTGGAAGTCTAAAACTATAGTTACAAAAAACTATATGAACATGGGTGCTGCTAGAGTTGTTGCAGATTATACAGATATAACTGATGAGAACATAAACGAAACATCATATAATAATGCTGTGCCTACATTCAATGCGGCAGTGTGGGCAAAGAGCCAACAATTAGGTTGTTTGAATGGGCCTACAGACTATACTGTCAGCGGTAATAGAGAAGTAAATATAGGAACTCTAAACGCTTTTCCAGTAAATGGAGATGGTCAAACACAAACCTTAAAAGTTTTATCAGGAACATTACCTGTTACGTTTAAGCTATTTATAGATAAAGAAATAGTATTTCAAGGAACTATACAGTCAAGTGATATATTTAGATTACCTTCTGGTTATCGCTCAGACACGTTTGAAGTCGCAGTATCAGGATCAGCTAGAATTAGGTCAATACATCTAGGTGAAACACCTAAAGGATTAAATACAATATAATGGCTAGATTTGTAGCAGTACCTGGATTACCAGAAGAAGGACTTAGTGATGCTCAAAGTATACTAATTACTGCTGTTAAACAGAATGTAGAGCTTTTAGCTGGTCTAAGAGACGAAGCAGATTTACAAAGTAAAGCTGTTACAAAAGGTGACATTACTGTAAACATTCAACCTTTACAGAATTTACGACAGACTTCAGCTAAGGGAGAAGGCTTTACAATAAGTGGTCAAGATGTTGTTAGCTTAGAAGATTATGGTAAACTATTGACAGATGTACAAACATTAGCAAATGATTTAGCTTTTACAAGAGCTGTATTAAATGCTTTAATAGAACAGATAAAGGGATAATATATGGACAACAACGAATTTAAAACTCCTATGGAAAGTATTGATACTTCAGCTTCTCCTTCTTTAGACTTACCCCCTCAGATACAAGCTTTAGTAGACATGCCTGAACAAGGAAACTTTGATCTACCACAAAACCAAACAGCTACATATCAAGAAGGTGGTATGGTGCAACCAGCTGGTATACAAATGCAACAACAAGGCCCAAGGGATAGTAGAGTTATTGATGCAGAAATTAATCAAATGGCATCACAGAATCCAGAAGTTATAGCTAGAATTAGAGCGGGTATAGAAGCAGGTTTACAAACAGGTGAACTAAACATGGAAGAACTAAACATGGCAGTTGAGTTAGCAAAAGTTGTATTACAAAACCCTGCTATGTATCCACAGATTAGACAGTTTGCTATACAAAAAGGCTTAGCTACAGAACAAGACTTACCTGTTGAGTATGATGAAGGTTTAGTTATTGCATTAATTACAGCAGGAAAAGCAATGGACGCTGATGTACAGTTTCAGCCAGCTCAACAAATGAAAGATGGCGGGCTACTAGAAGTACCTCAAGGTAATATGGGTCTATCTAAATTACCTGAGAGCGTAAGAAATAAAATGGGCTACATGCAAGATGGTGGCGTATTGAAAGGACCAGCACATAACGATGGTGGTATACCAGTTAAAGTAGCTGGCGTTAACAACGCTGAGATGGAAGGCGGCGAGTACGTTATACCTAAGAAAGTTGTTATGGCTAAAGGCACAGAATTTTTTGATAAGATGCTAGCTAACTATGAGGATAAGCCAGATGTTACATGAGGTAAAAAAAGAAGAACTTAAATACGAACCTCAATTATTATCATCGAAAGAGCTATTAGATAAATACTGGGGTCAATGCACACCGCTATTTCAAAAATGTATTGATAAACAAATGGACGGAGAGCTAGGCATAGAAGATATATACTCTAAAGCTTTAAAAGGTGAAATGTTTATTATAGCAGTTAAGAATGATAGCACTGAAATACCTGACGTAAAGTTAGCTTTGGCATTAGAATTAGTATATTATCCAAAGTATACAGCTATGAATGTAGCAGCTTTAGGTGGTAAAGATTTAAAAAATATGATTAGCATGTTCTGGAAACATGTTTGCGGTTGGGCAAAGATTTGCGGGATAAAAAAGATGGAGTGTTCTGTACATCCAGCGATGCAAAGAGTTCTAGAAAATGTTGGGTTTAAGCAACAATACATTAAACTAAAGCAAGATTTATCGGAGGGTTAAATGTCTACAGAATTAAATCCATTAGCAGTTTCAATTAAAAATTACAGTCAACACACTATACATCCATTGCATCCGACAATGCATGGTGGAAGCGTAGGTAGAGTCATTGGGGTAGTAGCAGCAATAGCAATACCCATAGCCGCACCTACAATTGCTGCGTCACTAGGTGTGTCTGCGGCTGTGTCCACTGCAACAGGAATTGCGGCTGGGGCTATTACTACAGGAATTGGTAGTGCAATTACAGGTGCGGCTATGGGTGCTATATCGGCGGCTGTTACAGGTCAATCAATATCCAGAGGTGCTTTAACAGGTGGTTTAACAGCTGGTTTAGCTGGTGGTATACAAGAATATATGAATCCAGGGTCGCTTACTACAGCTACTACAGGAGAGCAGATAGTATCAGCAGGACCAAATGTAAATCCAACTGCTGCTACACCAGCAGAACAGATATTTCCAACAAGCACTGGTCCAGGTGGGTTAACAACAGCAGATCTTGGAGTTCCATCAAGTTTAGGTGCACCAGGAGTACAAACCGCAGTTGGAAGAAGTGCAGCAGCAGAAGCAACTGGTAAAACTTTAACAGATGTAATAAAAAGTACGGGTGAAAAAATTTATGATAAAGTAACTAGTCCAGATGTTTTAGCTTCGGCAACACTACAAGCTGTAGGGCAACTTACTGCATCAGCTATGGTACCTGAAGCAGGCCTTCCTGGTTTCTCACCTGAAGAACAAGAACTAGTAGAAGCTAGAAGACAAGAACTAGAAGAATTAAAAACTAGAGATATTGAGAAATACAACCAGCAGATAGAATTATCTAAACAATATCTAACTCAAGCTGGTTTTGTAGACCCTAACTACTACGCATTACAAAGTGCTAATAGGTCACTAGTTTTAGGTGCTCGTCAGGATAGAGAGCAAAGGGCAAGAGATGCTTTTGACCCTCTAGGAGACGGCAGAACCGCTGGTGATCAATCTAGATTAGATATAGCTAGACAAAAAGCAAGACAAGAAGCTTTTGATACAGGGTTTTTACAAGGTGTAGGTTTACAAAACCAATACCTAAATGCGTCAAGCACTGCACTACCAACTAGCAATCCTAATTACGCAGCTGGTTTAGTGGGATTACAGAATACTTTTGAGACAGCTAGACAAGAAGGAGATAAAGACAGGACTCTTATTTATGAAAACCTAGCTGGTTTAAATACTACAACAGGTAGAGATGAAGAAGAACAGAAAAAAATAGATGATGAGATTGCAATGGTAGGTCGTCAGTCACAAACTATGATAAATGATGCAGACGAAAACATAAGACCGTTGTTAGGTACTAATCAGTATAACGCAGGACTTATTAGAAACACATGAGTATATTTAAAACAGGCTTAACATTAAGCCCAGATGCTTATCTAAGAGGTGCTAAGTCTGCAACTGATTTAAGAGCATTACAAGACGCTAATCAAAGACGTATAGATGCTACAGAAGTTCTTGAAAGAACTGAAGCCAAACGAGGTGATTTTGTAAACCAAGCTCCAGATTTATCTGCTCCTGACTCAGCAGGCTTGCGAAGGATGATGGATAGAAATGTTGACGGTAGTTATGGTACAGACGCTAGTGAAATTAAAGCTCCTGAATTTGAACCAAAAGCACCTACAGCTTCTGTAGCTGCTATTAAAACAGCAGATAACCCAATTCAAGCGGAAAAAGAAAGAGCAGGTTTAAAATTTTCTGGAGTATTTGGTGACTTTGCTTTTCCAGGACAAGACCCATCTAAATTTTTAAGGACTAAAGATGGCGATGCTATCTCTATGTATGATTACTATGCACCTAGTTTTTTAGGTGGAGGTCAGCAACCTTTTGACCAAACACGAGGAGGGTATTTTACTCCAGGTGCGGGAGCTGCTAGTCAGCAATTTTCAACAGATTATGCACCTGAAGTTGGTTTTAATCCTGTTAACCCAAAGACTGTGCCTTCTGGAACAGATTCAACTATTAATAGAAATACACTAGATGATAGAAATTACAAAAGAATGGATAACTTAATATCTCCTGAACTTAGAACGGGAGCTATAGAACAAGGTATTGCTGATAGAGCAGGTATTTTGTATGAAAATGAGAACAGAGCAAAAAGAGAATACGAACGAAAGCTAAAAGATTTTCAAGAAAAAACTCAAGTAACAATAGATAATACAGGTAGAGTTACGAAAGCTGATTCCGAAGGTGAGTCTACTGGTGTAGAAGTTGGTAGGAGAAGAGCTGATAGTCTACTTTTGTTTGAAAGAGAGTCGCTAGCATCTGGTATTGAATTAGAGCAAGCAATAAGAAAAGCAACTAATGAAAAAATACTTAATGATAATTACTTTAAAAAAGCAGCTGACGTTGGAAAAGAAGTAAAAGATGTTTTAGAAGACAGAAGAGACTTAGCCTTTAGTGCTCAGCAGTACTATGCTTTAGCACAAGTAGCTTTAAACACTGGCGGTGTAGAAGATTACAGAAAAAATATGGAGATTGCAGAGGCATATAAAAGTGTTTTAAAGAAAACAGATGACCAGATAGTTTATCTTGAAGGTATGCAATCATTAAACGAATTAAAACAAGGGAGAACGGGGCGTGCTTCTAAAGTTGCTAGTCTTTATAACGGCGTAGATACACAAATAATTAAAAGAGATGACGGTAAGTTTGATATAGTTCAGATGGGTGATGATGGATTACCTACAACTATAGAAGCTGCTTTAAGTCTTGATAATGTATCTAAAACATTAAGACTTTTATTTGATAGCAAGCACAGAAGTGCATTAACTCAAGCAAATATTGAAAATGCTAAATTAGCATTTAAGAGCCAATTAAAAACAAAAGAAGAATTAAGCAAGATTTTAGCTGAAACTAAGAAAGAAGCTATGTTAAAAAGATATGACGCACTATTAGACGATATGAAGAGGGCTGATCCAAAGCTTGAATTTAGTACATTTGACGGTAAAGTATTTGTTAAAAGAGGTGAAGCGTTATCAATAATAAAAGAAGTAGAGTACCTAAATTTAAATGGAAAACCAGAAACACGACTTGTAGAAGAATCATTAACACCAGGGTCTACAGGATATGAACGAGCATATAGTACTACTCAGTAGGGAGAGTCATGGTTGATTCTACTAGAACAACAAGTACAAGATTAGGCCTAGGAGATTTAGAGCCACTTAATAGTGGTAGCATTGGTGAAGCACAACAGATAGATGTACCAGGGAATCCTTTTGTTGTTAGAGATTCAGCTGGTCTTATAGACCAAGAAATAAGTAACTTAAATAGACTTCAAGACGTAGTCACAGATCCGTCACAATTTGAAGAACCTGAGCAAGTAGACTTAGGCCCTCAAGTATTATTTAGTCCATCAACTAAAAAATTATTTATCAACGGTGCTACTATGGACGTTGATGACTATCAGTCAGCACTTGATTCAAAAGAATATTTAAATAGACCTGCAGCTTCAGCTCCGATGGATGTAGCACAAGACTGGATTAAAGTAAGTCCTGAAAGTTTTACTACTTATATACAAAGTATAAAGAATCCTACTACAAGTAATCTAATGGCTAGAAACTTTGGGATTGGTGTTGATAATTTAAAGCTACTTGTTGGTAGAGGCTTACAATTCTACGGTAAAGAAGAGACAGGTAAAGAGTGGGTTGACGAAGCACTAGCAGATTTATATAAAAACCAACCATTCCAAAGAGAATTTCAAAACGAAACAGGTGAGTTTGTATCTAACGGTTTAGTCGACTGGTTTGTAGCAAACTTAGCACAACAAGGCCCTATGATCTTAGAGTCTATAGCTGTAGCTTTAGCTGGTGGACTAGCAGGTGGACTAGCTGGTGGGGGTGCAAACCCATTTACAGCATTTGGTGGAACTGTGTCAGCATTGATGGGTAAAGAATCATTTAAGCAAGGTGTATTAGCTGCTGCTAAAAAATATTCTTTAAATCAACCAATGACTGCTGGTGAGAAAAAACTTCTTCGTGAAGTATCAGGTATGGCTGGTGCAACAAAAGTTAAAAACGATGTTAAGTATAACAATCCATTTACAGGTAAAAAGAATAGAGCTGATAGAGATGATGCTTTAGAATATGCTGGGTTTAAATTTGCAGAAAAAGCTGGTAGAGCACAAGGTCGTATAGGTGGTGCAGCGAGTACATCTATACTTGGAGCTCAACAATTAGGTCAAGCCGATATATACGGTGAAGTATTAGAGACTGGTGTTGGTGATAGAGGTACAGCTTTTCTAGGTTCGTTCCCTTATGCTGCAGCTGAAGTTATACCTGAGTTTTTCTTAGCGGGTAAAGTACTAGGTTTAAATCCAGCTAAGATGAAGACAGGTGCTGATGTATTAAAACGTGGTCCTAAAAATATTTTTAGAAGAGCTGGTGAAGGTATTGCAGTTGGTGGTGCACTAGAAGGTGCTACTGAATTAGCACAAGAAAGTATACTACTAGGTGGCACAGACCAGCTAGGAGATGCTGGTACTTACAGAAGATTACTCAATGCGTTTGCAGCAGGCTTTGCAATTGGTGGTCCTATCGGTGGTATTGCAAATCTTAAAACAGATAAGACTGCTGATATATTAAATCCAGAAGGTAATAAAGAACCAGAGCCAACTAAACCTAAAACAGAACCAGAGCCACCTGTAGGAACACAAGGTGAATTATTTGGTCCTGAAGTAACTTCAAGAACTAGAGACATTAGGAGAAATCCAACAGGAGTTCCAGAACCTACTCCACCTATACCTCCAGTTCCTCCTCAACAATTAGATTTATTTGATGATAATCCAGTTGCACCACAACCTGTTCCCACACAACCAGAGGTATCTCCAGACCAATTAGAATTAGATTTAGCTGGACAACAACCTATACCAACAGGGCAAGGAAGTTTACTTACACCAACAGGTCGTGCTAGAAATACAAGAAGGCAACAGCCTACTCCTGTAGCAGCTGCAGCACCTGTGCCTGTATCTAATTTAAATATTGCTGATACTGTGAATGCACCTATACCTGCACCTAATCCGATTTTACAAACAGTTCAAGCTGGGCAGGGGACCCCTACACTCGACAGTACTCAAACAACTTCTGCTCAGCCCGAAATTAAACCAGAGACAGATATAAACAATGATTTATATAAATTAAAAACAGGTAGAACTTTAAGTACTCTTGACCAACAAGAGTTAATAGCTCAAAGAGATAGACTAATAGGTAAGAAAAATTTAAAGACTAGAGAAGACAAAGACCTTCAAGCTATTACAGCTGCTATTAGTAGGCGTGAAGCTAATATGACTACAACAGCAGAACAAGATAATAGACTGCAACAAATTGTTAATGAACAAAAACAAAGAGATGAATTAAATAAACAAAATGCAAAAATTTTAAAACAAGCTGAAAGAAATGAAACTAAACGTAAGAAAGCAGAAGAAAAACTAGAAGCTGAAAGAGTAAAACAAGCCGAAGCACAAACTAAAATATTAGAAAATCAAGCTGCCGCTACAGCTGCAGCAGTAACAACAGGAGGTGCACAAGATGCCAATCAAGAGCAAAGCCCAGCTGAAGTGGCTGCAGAAGAATCGACCACAGATAGCGGAGGAGTTGCTGAGAGAAACCAGCAAGAATCAGAAGCTCAAGCTACCGCAGAAAGTCAAGAAGACCAAGGACAAGTTGAAGATGGAAGCACGGTTACGAGACAAGAATCGAAAGCAGAACAGCTTAAAAGGGGTAGGCAAGATCGCAAAGAACAAGTTGCTGAATCAACCAATAGGTCGAGGGAAAATCGTGTAGCAACGCCTAAGCCTACTAAAGATCCAGCTACTGTGTGGGCATCTTTAGGTACAGTTTTAAGTTACGATGCTGTATCACCAGAACTTAAACAACAGTTTGAAAGTGACCCATCATTTACAAAGCCTGAAATAAACAAGGCTAGACTACAAAGTAAATACAGCCAGCTCGCATTAAAAGAGTTTGATGAGCAGAAAGAAGGGCTATCAAATGCTGAGATTATAATAGATGCACAAGCTGAGATAGAAGGCTTACAAGGTGAGACTACGTCAGACGTAGATAAACTTAGAGATGCTATAGCAGAGTTAGTTACCATTGGATACTTCGGTGATAATGCTAACCCAAATGCAAATAGAGTTTTATTAAATAATAAATCAGAACGTCAGTTTGTTACCGACTTCTTACTAAATACACAGTTTACCGACCAGCAGCTAGACATTATAAGAGAAGAGTTTATAGCTGCGGCTATGCTAAAAGATAATTTAAGTATGCAAACAAAAGGAGTACCGTCTCAATGGGTTGGCATAGCTGAGAGACTAGATGCTATGGATGCAATTTTAAATCAAATGGGTAGTAGAGTTAGAAACAAACCTGCTAAATACCAAGCAGACCAAGGACCAGCTACAGATAAAGTTGGTCAAGACGACCAAAGTGCTACAAATCTAAATGAAGAAGTGGCTTCTAATAGATTAGTTGATTTAATAACTGAACATATTAATGGTAAGACTACTTCAATTACAAACTTAACTGTTACTAGTGGTCAGAATAAAGGAGCTAAAAATTCTAAAATTGTTGAGCTAGAAAATTTATTTGCTGGTTCAGACCCAGGCTTTATTGTATCCAAAGGATTAACACTAGGAGATTTCTTTGACAAAGATGGTAACTTAAATTTAGGTAAATCAAATATAGATGGTCGTGAAAGATTTGTACCTAAACCGATAGACAAAGATGCAGGCCCTACTACTCAAGAGATAATAGATGAGGCTGATTCTAATACAGGTAGAAACTATAGGTATGATAGTGGACAAGAAATAAAAAACCCAGTACCTAAAGGTAAAGCAGAACTAATAGTTAAACAGATATTAAAAAAATTCAAAACAAAACCAACAGTAACTGTAGTTAGAAACAAACAAGAGCTGCGAGAAACTAATCCTAAACTATATGAAAGAGCAGCTGCAGCTAGAGACGACTTTGAAACTGTAAAAGCTTCAGGCTATTCTGTTGGCGATCAGATAATAATATTTACAGACTTTGTTAAAGATGAGCAAACGCTACGAAGTATTGTAGGCCATGAAGCATTAGGACATTTTGGTTTTAGTGCGTTTGTACCAAGGGCAAAATTAAAATTAATACTTGATGATATATATCAAAGTGATCCAGCAATAAGAGCTTTGTCTGACCAGCGTATGAATAATGGTGAGGAGAGATACGAAGCTATAGAAGAAGTACTAGCTGATTATGCTTCGCATGTAGACTCTCACATACTCGCAAGATTTTGGAATGCAGTTAAAAACTTTATGCGTGATGTTTTTGGTAGAGAGTACCAAGATGACATGACAAGGTACTTAGTATTTCAATCTCGTAATAATCTACGCACGGGTGGTAGTGGTGTTGTATCAGTACAACAGATGGTTAAGAATTTAGAAAGATTAAAAAATGAAAGTACATATGGTCGTTACAATGCAGAGTCTAGTTCGGCTGCGGCTTATAAAAGTTTAACTAATCAAATAATAACACTTCGAGGAGAGCCTGGCGGTCTTCTTGGATATAAGTCTTGGTGGAACTCAGCTAAAAGAAAAGGTAAACAATTAACTGAAGGTGATGCATCAAGTTGGTTTGGTAAAGTACTAGAAGAATTTCAAACATTAGATAACATAGCATTGCGTAGTGAGGGCCTGTCCAAAATCTTTAGTTTGTTCCAAGGGCAAACAGCTAGAACAAGAAAGTTTCAACAGATATATGCGGACATGACTAAGTTTACTCACAGTCTAGATAACTCTGTGTTAAATAAACTAGGCATCACTGATGGACCAACTCAACAAGAACTGATTCAGGCTGGAGAACTACTAGCTTTCTTTGCTTTATATAGAAGCAAAGTTCCTGCAACAAGAAATGAAAATGCAATTAACAATGCTGAGTCTTTAATTACAACTAACTCTATAGGTGAAAATGTTATAAATGAAGCAGCATTTGAAAGAATGAAAGCTGAAGGTATGATGACTAAAGAAGAATTAGCAGCAGGTTTTGAAGTTACTTTAGATATACTACAAGACGGCACAGAAAATGTTAATGGTAATAAGCTAAACTACAAACCTAACTTTGTAGTGACTGATAGAATCTATACAATATTTGAAGAGAATAGAAATGCTGTAAACGAAGCAGCAAAAGATTTACTAGAGTCAAACTTAGAAGCAACTATATCAGAAAGGCAAGACATACTAAGTATTGTAAAAGACTTTGCAGAAAATAAAAGGGGTATAGGTGCTAGTGCTCAAGATCAAGCTGCGGCTACAGTAATAGTAAAAAAATACCAAGAGCTATATTCTGAAAATGCAAAACTAGAAGGTGTAGGTATAACTTATGACCCTGAGTCTCAGAAAAATGCTGAGTTATTTCTAAGAGATGCTAACCGTGCTTTGTGGGAACGAAAAAAACTTGATGATTGGATTGCTGGTGACACTACAGAAGTTGGTATATTTAAAGTAAAAGGCACTGAAGATTTTACTGATGTAGTTAATAGCTTGCAACAACTTCATGAAGTATATGATGGTGAAAGATCAGGTGCTGACCAAGTTACTAAAACAATAGAAAATTTATTACTACTAGATTTAAAAAATGTAAACAATGAGTTCAATGCTAAGCGTACAATACTCGGTGGGTATGTACCATTTACTAGACGTGGTAACTATCAAGTTACATTAAGAGCATTTGATGATAATGATAACGAAATAGAATTAGATTCCCACACCAAAAATGTACTACCGTATTACCAAGTTGATTCTAAACAAGATGCAAGAGAGCTTTTTGATAGTCTTAAAGATGATTTTAAAGACACCAAATATAAATTTAAAGATAAAAACCTACAGGATGTAGAAGTTAATTTAAAACCAGAAACCAGTGAAGTTAGTTCTAGTGCACCACTATCCTCTGCTATGAATTTAAATGAGTTTACAAGTATTCTTGTAAGGTTAAATGTAAATCTTAAACCAGAGCAAATGAAAAAAGTAACTACTGCTTTAACTAAACAATCAGAAAGAGCAAGAAAAAGTTTACAACGTTCAGGTACTGCTGGTTGGGATGCAGACGTAGTAAGAAGTGTATCAGAACATTTAGAGACTATGGCACATGCAGCTGGTAAAACTTTTTACTCACATAAGCTTAACAAATACACTACAGATGAAAAGCTTTGGGTTGGAAATAGAGATAAACTTAATAGACTTAAAGAAAGAATGGAAAAAGTTGAAGCTACAGGTAGCGATGAACAAATTAAAATAGCACAACAGCAATACGATAGTTATGCTAACCAGTATAGATACTCAGCTGGATTAACAGACAGAACAATAACAGTTTATAAAGGTAGTGGTAAAAATAGAGAAGCAGTACAAGTAAAAACTGAAGGTCAAGGTAAAAGATATAGGTCTGTTGCTGGCGGGTTATTAGATTTTTATGGTAAAGCAGGAAACATAGATGTATCTACAGAAGACCTGTTATCAGGTGAGGCAGGCTCATTTATAAAACTACTAACAGTAACTTCTCAACTTGGTGGATCTGTTGCTACAGGTTTTGTTAATACTATATCAATGGTAAGCCATAGTATTCCATACCTATCTACATATAATGCTAAGACTGGTTACGGTGGTGGGTTTGGCTTAACTAAATCTGCTGGTGCTATGACTAGAGCACTAAGACATATGAAGAACTTTAAGTTAGAGACACTAACTCACATGCAAGAACTAACTGCAAAAGATTCTAAAGGTAATCCGACACCAGAAGCTTTAGCATTACAAACTAAGTACGGTATAACTCAAGACGAAGCTCAAGTATTACTTGAAGCTACTGAACAAGGTGTACTTCAAGCCGCACAGTTTAATGCTCTTGTTGGTACAGCTAGAGGTGGCTTAATGGCTAATAAAAATTTAGCTGGTGTAGTTAGAGGATGGATGAAAGTGTTCTCTTATACAGAGCAATTAAATAGAAGAACAACTTTCTTAGCAGCTTATAGATTACAAAGAGATAAGCTACAAGCAGCTGGAGATTTAACACAAAATGAGATACAGAAATCTGCAGAAGAGTTTGCGATAAGAGCTGTCAATACATCTCAGGGTGAGTATGGAATGTTTAATAGACCTGCTATGGCTCGTGGTAATGTTCTTCAATACATCTTTATGTATAAACAATTTGTAATTATTACTGTAGAGCTTATGAAAAACCTAGGTCGGAAAGAACAATTAGCTATGCTAACACTACTTGTTTTAATGTCAGGTCTAAAAGGATTACCATTTGCTGATGACATTACAGATTTAATTGATACTTTAACGCAGAAGTTTGGTTTCAAAACTGCAACCGTAGAAAAAAATGTTGTTGATTTTATAGAAGAGATAGCTCCTGGTGCATCTCCAATAGCCATGAGAGGTTTCTTAGATTATTTTCTTGGAGCTACCGTGTCTACAAGACTAGGCTTCGGTGATTTAATACCTCTGACAGGTGTAGGTAAAGCAGGTGCAGATCCTTGGCAAGAAGCAAAAAACTTTTTAGGGCCTGTATGGTCAGCTGGTGAGCAGACAGCAGGCACGTTGAGTCTAGTTGCAGCACAAGGTGCAGAGGCTATTGGTTTAAAATCTGATACAACCACTTGGACTGATGTTCTAAAGAACCAACCATTCGGTGCACTAAGAGGCGTAACAGATGGAATAGATTATGCAACTAGCGGACAGGTTACAAATAAAGAAGGCAAAGTAATAATGGATGATGTGTCTACATTGCAGACTGTATTTAGATTCTTAAACTTCTATCCAGCTGGGGCTACTTATCAAAATGATATAATAAGAATGAGTAAACAAACTGACGGCTTTGCTAAAGCAATTAAAAAATCATACACTGACGCTTGGGTAAAAGCTAAGATAAGTAAAGATAGAAAGGCTATGAGACAAATAGAAAGAGAAGTTAAAGAACATAACCAAGACCACAGAGGAACTGAGTTTGAGTTAAAACGCTGGTTACCTTCAGCACAAAGAGCATTCAAAGCTTGGTCAATGCCAGCTGCTGAAAGGTATAAAAAGTTTGCACCTAAAAACATTAGACCTGAAACACAATTTTTAATGGACGCTTACGAACAAGCTATCAACGACCACTAATCCTTATCTAATACTTGTAGCTGACCGTATGATAAATCATCAGCTTCTACATCTGCATTATCAAGCAAGCTCTGGAATCTAGGATGTGTTAAGTTAAATCCTACAACGTATGTCTGTGCTAATTTAACAGGAGTATCTTTACCTAGTGAAGCCTTCTCAGATTTAGGAGTTGCAACTACATTCTCATCCATAAGTTCTTGCTTAAATGTTTTATAGTCAGCACCACGTATGGATAACCACTTCCTAAAATGTGTTCTATCAATCATCATAGTTCCTTTATCAAATGGCTCAGCTGCAGATTTCCTAAACACATCAAGTCTTATTCTTATATCACCTCTTGGTATTCTAGAGAAATCAGGTTGTGCTTTCTGCCCTGTTGTATGCATGATAGTAACGGATGTATCAGCTGAATCAGCCATGTACTCTGCAACAAGATCGAATGCGTCTACTTGATTCTCTTGTACTGACCTGCGTATCGCACCTATTTGTGCTAGTACCCATTCAGTAGACTGTCCATAGTCATAATCAATAAGACCCCACTCTTTAGCTAGGCTCATAGATAAGTCAGCAAGTATAATAGATTGCTCCCAGTATCTTTCTTGACCACCAAAGTTACATCTATATTTCTTAGCAAAGTTATCTGAAGCTTCAGCTATGATAGATTGAATACCTTCTTCACCCATCTCTACTAAGTTCTTTATAAATATTTTGCCTGCATGTCCATAGTTTGTATGGATAGCTTGGTATATCTTCTTACCTACATCACTGTTCCTTGTAAATACATCAGTCTGAGGTACTGTTAATTCTAATAATCTAGCCATCTGTGCGTCAGTATCAAGACCAGAAGCTATAAGTTTACTTTGTAAAGACTTGTTGGTAGATACCAGTACAGGTGTAGCCCAAGTCTTAGCGTCCCTTTCTTCAGCATTTCTATTAAGCCTTGCCTTGTCACGCCCTTGTGACACCCAGTAGCAGAAGTCTCCGACCTCTTTATCACTCATCATGGTTACTTCATCTATTGTAAGAGGTAGATTGCCATACGTACCAAGACGTGAGAACAAAGCCATCTGAGTATACTTAGCTGCAAAGTGTAGCTTCTCAGGATCTCCGTATATAGACTGAGCCCAGTACTGAGCTAATGTTTTACCACCACCTGTTGGACCATACAAAGATATCGTCAGTCCTTTGAGCCCTGTAAAATTATATAGTGGTGCTGAGAATCCTACACCTAATGCAAACATGTGTGATTTTAAATGGGCTTTCTCCATTATAGACGTGAGGTTTACCCATTGTTCTAATGAACCTTTAGTATTATATAAGTCCGCACCTTGTCTTTGTATTATAGACGCTAAGCTTATAGTCTCTTCTACTACAGAGCCGTCAGGCTTACGCTTGATTAATGTGTTACCTAGTAGGAAAGATTTATTCTTTTCTTTCCACCCCATAGTTGAGTATAGATTCGTCATTGTGCGAATCTGTCTCAGCTCATCCATGTAAGTCCTTAACATAAGTTGAAAATACTCCGTTTGTTTCTTATTGTAAAGTACAATACCTTGATCTGCTATAGCACTAGGAAACTCTCTAGCCCCATCAGTAAGGTACGCTTGTCTTAAATTCAGTTCTTGCCACCCCATGTGTGGTCTATCCCAATGAAATCTAACTGTTTCATAGCCTAGTGATTCATCAAGACCATAGCCTACGGGGTATATATCAAACTTACATACATCAATATCTGTGTCATCAATGGTTACTTTGATACCATCTTTAGTTCTTTTAAATGGTTTAGGCATGGGTACAGCGTTAGCTACTTTGTCAGGAGCCTGCTTTATTATAGGAGCTTCTTGATATTGCACACCTAGTCTAGCTGGTGAGCCTATCTTTCCCTTGTATTTACAACCCCTACAGCCTGTAGGTCTACTAGATTCAAACTTAGTACAGGTAGTGGGGCCTGACGCAGACTCTTTCCATTGATTTAACTTCTGCTTAGTTGACCTTTCACTATACCCAGTATGCCCCTTAGACCACTCTATTGCTGTTGTTTCAGGGTCTTGGCAGAAAGCGGCTACCCCTATTAAACTGTACCATAACGGCTCATCTACCTTATCTTGATTGTCTATAGCCCACTCTATCTGTTTACATTTCTTAGCAACCACTGAGCCGACAGCTGGTTGGTATTCATTCTTAGTGGCTAGGTTATCTAACAGCGAGTTGTCATGTGTGCTGCTCTTTTGATGATCACCCGCTACGTAGTAGTATGATAAGCGTTGCTTTAAAATCTCAGGGCTAGTTGCCTCAGACTCTACTAATACCTTAACTTCATTCCCATTCTTTGGATTGTGAGTGCCCACAGGTCGTAGTACTAGTGCACTATTTGCTGTAAGTCCTGCGTCTATCTTAAATTCTTTTTGTATAGCGGCTTGTTTCATAGCCTCAGCTAATGGTTTCCACTGCTCAGGTGGTAGCTCTTCATCTAGTACCCAGTATACATGCAGTCCATTACCTGAATGTACTATCATAGGCTTGGGTAACTTCAGGTCAGATACAAATTTACCTAGTGCTACTAGTCCTTCTTTCCATGAAGGGTATGGTTTATTACCACCGCAATCTATATCTATAGCTACTACCTTAGTAGCTCTTACGTTATCTTGTTTCCTGTTACCCTTTTGCTTAAACGCAGATATTGCGAAGTAAGTATTGTTATTAGTTTTGTCAAGTCTTTCACATACTTGTGCAAGTTCGTCCACAGACTTAAAGAATCCCTGCCGTCTACCGTCAGGATTGATGACAGTAGTTACATAAAACCCCTCAGCTGGTAAAACTTGCTGGAGAAATTCCAACATATTCATATTTGCTTTACCTTTATTACGGTGGCTAGACCTTTATCTAACCACCATTTGTTATATTATTCCTTTTTCTCTAAAACCTCAAGAAGGCTCTTGAACCTATCCTTCTGCTCTATAGCTATAATCCTAGGCATTGGCCACCCATCACCCATGATTGCTAGTAGTTGCCTAAGCATATCTCTAACTCTCTCATCATTCTTCTTACGGACAGGCTTACCTTTAACCCATCCGTAATAAGTCATGCGAGATACCTCTAAAAGCTCAGCCATGTTACTAGTAGTAAGTAACATATGTTTCCTAAGAGCTTCTACTTTCTTAAAGTCTAGAGGTAACTTAGCCATTGGTTACTCCCCAACAAGCTTAGCTATCTCAGCAGCTAAGTCGTCGTCAGATGACACAACTGGTACATCTTCAGGCTCTTCAACTGGTACTGGTTTAGCTTTAGGTTTAGCTTTAGCTACAGGCTTTACTGGTTTGTCTTCCTCCGCAGCAGCTGCAGGAACGTTCACACTTATGTCAACTTGTTCTTCTGTGTCAGACTCTACTGAATCACTGGCTGCCGATACGTATCCATCTTCTTCCTCAAAGTTAAACTTGCCTGCTCCATCAGACCCCTCAACATATTGGATAACTTGTACTGCTCTAAGTCTTAGAGTAACACCTTGACCAATAGATGGTGAGCTATAGAAAGCTATAGCACCATTGACTTTAAGTTCTGAACCACCCCATATGTTATGGTTAACCATAGGGTTGTTCTTTGCGTCAAAGACAGATGGTTTGTACGCCGCTTTAGATTTAAACTTAATTAGAATGTTACCTGTTTCATTACCATCATCATCTTCTTCTTTAGAATAAGGTAACGGTGCACTCTTAAATTTAGTTTTAGGCTTAGCCTCTTTCAAAGCTTTTATCCCTGCTAGTAATTCAGCATTGATAAGATCAACTATAGGCTTAGCCTCCTCTTCAGGTACAGCAAGAGTAACTTTATATACTCCTTCTGCGTCAAATTGAGTGTCGGGTTTACTTATGTAAGGGTAATTTGCGACACCCACTGGGGTTGTAAATGTTTTATTAGCCATTTATTTTTCCTCAATATTAGTTATATAACCTACCTCAACAGAGAAACCGAAGTCCTCTGCGGTAGCTGATTGTCCACTAAGCGTTGCAAGTTCTCCTGTAACATACTTTACTTCGTCAGTACCTGTATATGTATCAACATATTTCTGAGTATCCTCAGGTAAGAACCCACCAAACTTAAAAGTAAGTCTTGGGTAGTTAACGTTCTCATCAAAAGATAGTATCGTCCTACATATTTCAGGAACAATACCTCTCATAGATAATGTTTTATGATACGCATTCAAGTTCTTTAATGACGAAGGTGTTATATGTAACAGACACACACCTCGCCTTGGTTTGTCCACAAGGATAACGGCTACTCTTTTTATATCAGAGCAATCTTTAACCTTGAATCCTGATGGTGTTATCCTAGAACCCCATGCATTACGTGGACATAATACACAGATATCGTTCTGAGGTGACACACTATTCTTATTAGGTGTCTTACCATCAAGAGAAAAACAATCAGGTGATGTCGAATCTCTATCATCTGACCATTCACTTTCATACCACATCTTAGACACGTCAGGGTTTGCACCCACGAACACCACCTCTAAACTTGTATCAGATAGAGTGTCGCATTCACCGTCCGTGATCACGCTGAAAGTAGAATTTTTTATAGAAAGCTTAGACCTGTTCATTAGTCTTCCACTTTATTAGCTGGTTTCCTTACATTAATATCTATTCGTGTACCATAATTTACTCCTGATGGCACAACTTTCTCTTCTTCAATATATCCTTTTACTGCTCGCTTACTAACTCGTTTCTCTAGTAAATCATAAGCCTCATTATCTTTTATAAACTCAAGCACTGCGTCCCAATCAGCTACCTGTGCGTAGTCACTAGTAGTTAAGAATGCTGTACCTTTAGCTGTCTTAAACGAATCAACTCCCTCTTCGTCAGCTCTGTTTTTAATCCAAGCCTCAAGCTTAATCATTTGCTCTTTGATACCCATAACTTTTTCCTTAGCCTCAGACTCAATAGATTCTTTCTGACTTCTTAGTTTAAGGTATGCCTCTATAACTTTATTTACAGTCAACATATTATTTCCTCTCATTTTTAATAAGGTCTAGTAATAAACCTTGTAGTTTTTGTTTACATTTAAGACGTTCATACATTTTATATTCAAGTTCGGTCGCCTCTATATGTATAATGTTTGATACGTGTTTCTTCCCTATCCTCTCTATCCTTCCATTCGCCTGAATGTATTGCTCATTACTAGTCACTGGTCCATACCATATGATTGTGCTAGCCGCTGTCAACGTAAGCCCATGTGCCATAGTGGCAGGGTGGGCAATAAGGACACGAGGGTCTTTAGCATTTTGAAAGTCATAGAATATCTTGTTTCTTTTTGTAGCTGATACTTCTCCATTGACTACCGCAACGCTCCATTGTTTAGAGAGAATCCTCTCCAACATTCTTAACGTACCTGTTAGTGGTACAAATACTATTACCTTACCGTCAACTTGTTCTAATACTTCTTTAACAACATTGACTCGTGGTGTGCAATCTACTTCTATATGATCACCATCATCACCGTATACAACACCGCAACTTATCTGTACAAGTTTCTGTAGTTTAACTGCCTCATTAACAGCAGTTATAGTTCCTTCTTCTTCTAGTTCTGTAACAAAATGTTTGAGCATTTTATTGTGATGTTTCTTCTGCTCTGTTGTAAGTTCAACCTTACGTGTTTGGAATACAGTTTCAGGTAGGTCAAAGCACTCATCTCTTGTGTACCTGACAGCAGGATGTAGTACATGTTTAACTGTGTCTATTGATTCAGGTCGTGGTATCCACTTCCATTGACTTATCTTCATCATCACTGACTCTTTAAAAGCTGTATAAGTTTTAGAATTATACGGACTATCAACAAGTCTAGCTAAAGCCCATGCGTCTGTTGGGTCATTAGGTGTAGGTGTACCAGTCATTAACCAAAGTTTAATCTTGTCATGCTTAGCTATATATTTACGAAGTATCTTAAACCTGTTGGTAGATGGGTTACGTAAGACAGCCGCCTCATCAACTATGATTAAATCAAACATACCCATAGACTCTTCCGTTATAATAGGAAAGCCATCATGATTTATGATATAAAAATCTGCGTCTGTTTTAAGTAACTGCTTTCTTCTAGCACTAGTACCATGTAAAGTAACTGCTTGTCTATGTGGAAAGCTTTTAAATATACTATCACCCCATACCCTTTCAAGAGTAGACAGTGGTGATATAACTAAAACCTTACGAATCTCACCTATGTCCATCAGGTAGTCACATGCCCATAAAGCTGATTGAGTTTTACCTGTTCCAATTTCATTAAGCACCAACGCCTTGTCATGTATAGTTAAAAATGCTGATGTCATTTTCTGATGGTGGTATGGTGTAAAGTCTCCAACCCAATCGTAGTAATATAAGATAGGACTTGGTGCCCTGATACCTACCTTCTTCAAAATTTGAACCGACTTAACGGTATGAGGTGTGACAACAAGTTCTCGGTTGTTATGCTTTAGTCGCCTGGACTCTGGTACTGTGTGTAGTATTTGATTTGGGTGCTCAGGGTTTAGTGCTAGTGCCTTCGCTTGTTTTACTACTATCATATTCAATACTCTCTATATAATCTTTCACTTCATTAATGGTATCGTCATCATAAACTACAAAACATTTACCATTAGCTCTTTCAATATCTTCCATACACCTAATCTGTAAAGCTGTAGGTTTCCTAGTTCTATCTGCTTTACATTCAATACCTATGAATCTACCATTTGCTACAGCGATTCGATCAGGTATCCCTGACTTACCATATATGCCTGATTGTGGACTATAAAACCACACATCTAAAGACTTTAACATGGTGTCAAGTTTCTTTTTAATTTTACCCTCAGGTGTATTAGCCATATTATATAGATTTACATATATGTCAAGTATTAAGTTCTAGCATACTCGCACATTTTATTTGCTGGGCAATACCTACATAAACCACTAGGTCTTGCTGGAAAGTTGTTGGACTTATATGACTGGTTGATTCTCTCTATCCTTGATAGTAACTCCCCCCACATAAGCTTGGTGTCTATTAATCTAAATGTTTCTGAGTCTGTCTTGCCCTCCTTTAACCATATGAAACTGGTCTTCACTTCTTCTATCTGTGGGTAGTGTACAAAAACCTGAAGGGCAAACAGTTCTAGTTGTGTAAAGTCAGGTCTCCTTTTACCTGTCTTCCAATCCATAACTATAGCTACCTTATCTTTTATAACTAACACATCAAGGATGGATCTGAGCCATGCGTCGTTGTCGTACCAACCTGTTGGTGTAAGGTTTGCATTTAAGCACAGCTTCTGCTCGAGGTATAACTCTGAATTTTTAGTAAGTGATTCGATTGTTGTGCAAACTTGTTCGTGTTTGACCGACTCTTCAGG